CTACTTTTTCTCTGTCAACGGTGAGAGGATTGTCAATTCTGGCAAATCCTTCTTTGCTACTTGCCGCGACTTGCTTAAAGAGGTTGTTAGACTTGCCCTTCCAGGCGAGGATACAACCCTTGGCAAATGCAAGACCGTTACCTTTGTTGGATGTTCCTCATGGGCGCTTGGAAGACTTGAACGTTTTCTTAGCCCGACTGGAGAAATTTACTCTCGTCTTGCTCATGTTATTGTTAGCTATTATGCTGTGGCCCTTCCTCTCGTTGCTCTCTCCAATTCTTTGGATAGCCGATTGGAACATGTCACTACATTAGCAACAATCCCTTTGCCCCAACAAATCGCTTTGTCGGTTGTCGATACCACAACAACCGTACCAGCTCAAGCACCCCAACCTCATCGAGTACCTGCTACTTCTGTTCAAGAAATGGCTACGGGAGCGATGACCGTAAGAGTCACCCCCAACAAGAGTATGGCCATCATTGCCAGAAAAGTTGACGACCACTATGAGACCGTTGGACAGTGCTTTTGTGTCGAGGATTCTAATTCCACTTCTGGTTTTAGAATTTACACAGCTGCTCATGTTCTCTCACGTGGAGAAACCTGTTATTTGGTTAACAACAGGAAGTCATATATCATTGACGAAGATGCAATCATTAGATCCGCTCACGACACTGCTTATTTTGATTTACCTGCTGGAATGAAGTCCACTCTCGGACTCAAAAGCCTTACAATGGGTAGTCTTGATTTTAACTCACCAGTTAGCGTCTTGTACTTCCACGGAGAAGACACCTACCGCTCCACTGGAAAAGCAACTAGAGGGAAGCACGGAGAAGTTTTAACCACTTTTTCTACCTTCCCTTCAGTTTCTGGTGCCGTCGTTATGCAAGAGAACAAGGCTGTCGCAATCCACCAAGGTGCCAAACCTGATCTTGGCCTCAATTATTGTCGCTCGTTGCAGAAGTATCTTCATAAGATCGAACTTCCACGAAGCACTATGATTGTTCCGCCAAACATGCCTAACTTCCCTTCTCAGGAAAGAACTGGCTCATCTACTCTTACGAGCAGAGATTGGGAGGACAGTTATTTTAATCACACTGATTTTGATGACGTCTACCACTTCGGTATTGACGCCTACCCTGACTTGTTTAAGCATTTCGATCGAGACATTGCCGAAGACCTCCAACATGCTTTTAAGCATAGAGAGAACGACTATCTTGACGAAGATGCTTACGATCGACGAGCGATGATGGAAGAGTTACGCGAAGCTGAAGAATTGGATGGTTATAATCGTGGTTCAACCCAGGTTAGAGCTATTGCCAGTAGATATGCTCAGAAATTCAAGAGTAGACGTGAGAGAGCGGATTCCGAAGAGGAACAACCTGCACTCATTGTCGAAAAGAAAAAGAAGAGTAAGAAAACTGTGTCAATTGAACCTCCTGCTTCCGCTCCGGCTTCAAACCCCCCTTCTTTAAAAGTAGGGGGGCAGGCGGGCCCCCGAGTAACCGTCACCCCAACCGAGAAGAAGGTACAGTTTCAATCGCCTGGTACTCAGACTTCGAAAGTTCAGACTTTGAACGAATCGAATACACTGGAGTCACTAGAGTCCATGAAACAGACTCTTACAGAGATTCAACTGGCCTTCTCCCATTTGGGAACCCAGCTAGGCTCTCTTTTCTCCTCAAGCCCCAGCTTGTTGAAGGAAGAGACTACCTTACCATCGTCGGACACTGCCGTGGAAGACAGCCCAGTGCAAGAGTCACAACTCCCTCAGGCCTTACCCCAGAAGCCGAAGAAATCGTCTCAAAGTACTATCACGCTACTAACAAAAGCGGGACAGACTTTGAACTCTTCTCCTTCTATTGCGGTAGAGCAGAAGCCCTCGAACGCAGCCAAAGAATCGGTTACTTTGGCCGTTCCGAGGCACTAAGACAGCTCCTCACGGGGCTGTCCCCACGTCGGGAATTCTTTGACGAATTCTTTTACGACGTGGAAGGGTCAGAGCTCTATGACCAAGTATTTGAGCAACTGTTCGCAACGTTTGACAAAACGAAGAACCCTGGGTCCCCTATTAATTTTAGGGCGCAAAACAACGGAGGCATTAACGTGTTTCTGGATGAGTTTCAGACCCACCTTCGAGAGCGATTGAACAACCTGGAAACGCTAGGAGAAAGTCTTTATGACGTTTTCTTAAATGACCCCTCTAGATTTGAGGAGGTTCTAGGTTACAATATGTCTGTCGAAGAGGCTTCTGCTACCGCCGCCTACCTAGTTGAAAATAATTTCGACGATCCCGTTTTACTTAAAGTGAAAGGTGAAGCTAGGCCTATCGGTAAAAGACCGCGTCTAGTTTGTATGGTTTCTTCCCTGCAAACCGCCGTCTGGAGGCTTGTTCTTTACAATGCTATGCAAAGAGAACAAAATGAAACTGATGGTAACATCGCCGTTCGTCTTGATATTATCACTGAAAGTGAGACAGAGAAACTCTTTTTAAGGTTTCTTGAAGCAGCCATTAAACATGGTTTCCTCTCTACCTCTGATATTCAAGGTTACGAGTATTCCAACAATATTGACACTCATTATGCGCCCCTTTTAAAATGGGCTTATTATATGAAGTTAACAGACTTGGATTTTAAAATACTCCCCGGCGCATCGCGCAAACATCTTTACATTTTGTTGGCACTTTACTACGCGGCAAACTTTCGAGTGCTCCAGACGGAGGACGGTGAATTATTCACTTGTCCACCGGGAAAGATTTCATCTGGTGCATTAACTACCTTTACGGACAACTCCCTCAAGCGCAATTTACTATCTAACGAAGTTAGTTATTGTGCCTTCGGCAAGCCAGTAGAATTTACTTTTTCTGCTGGTGACGATAATTTGGATTCCAATCCAGATTTGAGCGAGGTTTATCGCAAGTATGGGTACGTTATTACCGATTATGATCGGCAAACGAACGAATTTTCTTTCTGTTCAACCAATTTAACCGCTAATGGTTGTTGGCAAGACGGTCTTGAGAAATTCGTTGCAAATTTGCTGTTCACCGGTAATGACTTCGATGTTCAAGCCGCATCTCTACCTGTCTACATCAAGCATCCCGATTATCTTCGGTTGAGCAAGGTGTTGCACGACAATTGGAGATCTCCATCTGCTGTATAGTCATTTTCTTCTTCTTCAAACACGGGCACCTGGTTAAGAGACACCTTACCAAAAGAAATCCCCAGCGCAAACTGGATGCCCTTTCCGAGTTCATTTAGACTACAGAAAAGAAAACTAAAGATCAGTAAAACACTGTCTATTGAATTCCGTTAGGAAGGGAGAGTCAACTCCATAAGAAAACCCTAGTCTCCAACTAGAAGAAAGTTTCGGTGAACTTTATAGTATCAAAATCACCCCCAATTTCTATAGTGGTTTCCCATTCTCGAGATTCGACAACGCGTCCAGGTTTCAATCCTGAACATATGGTCCGCACATACCTCTAGGTAATACTCTGGTGCGGCGGAGTACAAAGATGCCTAGAAAACCCCGACGCGTTCAACGTCGTCTCAAAGGAAAGGGAGACTATTCCGAGGAGATCATGAAAATCCCAGTACAATCTAACAGATTGGAAGCGAAAATTGATCACTTGGAACGTTCCCTCAACAAAACTACTCCCACCATCAAGGGAGCAGCTGCCACCATCGGCAGAACTCTCGGTAACTTCGTCAATCAAGGCGATCTAGGAGCACTTGCTGGTTCACAATTGGCCAAATTCTTTGGTCATGGTGATTACCAAGTCAAGAGTAACTCCTTAGTATCAGCCTTGCAGCCCGGTACCGCTGGTCCACAACCCCCAAAATTTTCCAATTCTGGGAAGCGTGGCACGCGGATCATCGAGCGCGAATTTATCACCGATATTACATCGGGAACCCTATCCGGCGGATCTTCGATTTTTACAAATACGAATTATCCAATCAATGTCACTGACGTTGATACTTTCCCTTGGTTATCTACTATTGCTCAGCAATATGACCAATGGGAGCCACATGGGATAGTGTTCGAGTTCGTTTCAACATCATCTAGTTACAACGGTTCTTCACAAGCCCTTGGAACGGTCATTATGGCGACAGACTATGACGTAACTGATCCAGTATTTGCATCAAAGCAAGTAATGGAGAATGCAGATTATTCATGTTCGACCAGACCCTCCGAGAATCTTGTACACGGAATCGAGTGTGACCCTGAGGAACGCCTCACTAAGATCTTTTACACGGGCTCTAACCAAGTTTCATTATCAAAACTCGGCAACTTCCAACTGGCAACAGTTGGTTGTTCTGCTGCAAACACTAAACTTGGTGAGCTGTGGATTTCTTATGACATCACATTTTACAAGAAGCAATTGGTTAACCCAATTTCTTTCCGGCCTTATATGAATTTAAGAACCACAGCAGCTTCCGGAGTTGGCTATTTTGCGACAGTCACCTCCAACGATTCCTTAGGAATCTTCCTAACTCAGAACGTTGGCGTGGGATCAGTTATTAACTTCCCACCCAGCCAAGGAGAAGGTTATTACTTCATGGTTTGCTGGTCTTCCAGTACAGCTGTTAACACAAGCTACACTGGAACTAACTGCTTACTATCAGGAGTAATCACTGCAGGCACTAACCCCTACGTTAGTTACTGGTCCGTTACTATTACGGCACCAGGGGCTTTCGTTACAACGGGCGTTACAACAGCCACACGCACTTCTACCTTGGTCGTTCTTGGAGCCCCAACATCATTCACTTAAATGTGGATAGTCCAGGGCGATGGACATTAACTATACCCGGAAAGACCACCATACGGTCGTCTTGGAGACTCAGAAGCAATGAGTATAACTATGGCTGCCGCTAGGCTAACGGGCGCAATGCGTCTGTTCAGCCCATGATCGGCGTGGAGTAAACCACCGAAAGAATCCTG